GTGTTCCATCTTGCGCTCCAGCCTCATGACCTCGCTCTCCCTGGCCCCGTACCTGATGTAGGCGATGTCCGCTTTCACCTGCTGGTGCAGTCCGGCCAGGCGTTCGCGTTTCTGTCTGGTCAGCCGCGGCTGGTGTTCCTGGTCGATGATCTGGTCGAGGCGCTGTGCAGGAGTACCGTGAGCCGTGCCCTCCGGTCGGGAGGGGCGGGGATGTAGTCGGGGTGGTTGTCGGGTATCTGAGAAACGTCATCAGGGAAATAAGCCATACATGGATGATACGGCGATGGATTGCGATGGGGTGCGATGGATTGCGAGGGGCGTTACCTCGGGCCTTAGAACGCAGAAAACGCCCCCCGCTCCGGTCTCCCGGAACGAGGGGCGTGGTGTCGCGGGGCGGCTACTTACCGGTCATCCTGACCGGATTGTAGGTGACCCCGAAACCGGCTGCGATAATACCGGCAGCAGTGCTGATGAAGCCACCGATGTCGGGATGCCCGAAGGTCATCAGCCCCAGGCCGAGCACGGAGGCGAGCAGGGCGAGGATATAGACCATGGTCCTGGTCTTGTCGCCGAAGACCGGGGTGTACCCGGCCTGCCGTGCTTGGGTGGTCTTGCCGGTCTGTGCCTAGAAGTAGGACGGGGCGTCGACGGAGGTGGCGGCGTGACTGGGTCCGTGGGCCTCGGCGGCTTCCGTGGAAGCCGGTTCCCGGCGCATGGCATCAACCAGGCCGGAGAGCTCCGTCTGGCTGAGTGGGGTCATGGTCACCGGTCCTGTCTGCCCGGCATCGCCTGGCAGGGCCTGGGCCAGGTCCTCAGGTGCCAGGGTGGTGGCTCGTGCGTCCTCGCTCATCGCAGCGCCTCCCTCAGCCTGGTGCCCCAGGGTGCCTGGTTGGTGCCGATCTTCATGGCGGGCAGGGGCTTGCCAGCGGCATTGAAAACCATCTGCAGGGCCGTCACCTGGTCGGGGTGGCTCAGCCCGTGCAGCCTGGTGCCGTCGAAGTAGGACAGGGCCGGCTCGTCGTTGATCTGTACTATTGCTTGCATGTCGTCTTCCTCTTCTCCTTGTAAATCGTTGTTCCCCGTCCACCGCAGGTAGCAGTTCCACGGGAAGTTATAGTAATTGCTCACATTGGTTTCACCACCGGTCTGGTCCCCGGGGGCACCGGCGATACCGCCGGTCTCGCTGACGGAAGCCTGGGCGATTAGGCCCCCACCGATGTACACGGCCACATGGTTGGCATCGTTGAGCAGAATGTCACCCGGATGGGGATTCCCGTCGTTTGACACCCTCGCCCAGCCGCGAGCGGTGAGGTTAGCGCTCAAATCCCTGGTCGTATTGGCTGAACCGGTGTCGAAACCGGCCTCACGCAGACAGTGAATGACCAGGCTAGAGCAGTCACAGTTACCGGCGGCGGGATCGAAATGCCACCGGTCGTACTGCGAATAGCCCATGTTGGCCTGCACGCACCAATATCTCATGCGCTCAATGAATTTTGAGACACTCGCCACCAGAATCACCTCCATTTATTGATTTCATTTATCCTCCTATTGTTCCTGCCCTCGGCCGGACGACCGAGGGCACAATCTACTTGCCGGCCATCTGCCGAACGCTGGCCCCGGAGTCCACCTCGGGTAGGCCGGCGATGCTGGTCAAAAGGCTCATGATCGCGGACAGAGCGGCGGTGCCGGCCACCAGGGACCAGTCCACCGTGCCGATGGTCGCAGCACTGGCGGGTACAGCCGCCAAGGCCGCCTGGGCTGCGGTCTTGACCGCACGTACGGCGGCGGCCTTGGCCCAGTTGGCGAGGCCTGACTGCGACCGGGGCGGGCAAGGAGTGGCGTGCCAGGGCATGGTCTCAGGGTCGGTCATGAGTATCTCCTCTCAGTCAGAAGGGGTTGCCGTCACTGATGGCGATCTGGAGGCGGTCCAGAGGTTCGCCGAACATGCCCGCGAAGGTATCCCCGCCATAGCTGGTGCCGTCGTCGCAGACAGTGGGCAGCCATCCCTGGCGGGCTGCGGTCTGACTGCGGTACCAGGCCTGGGCGAGGGTGCGCCCTGCCGGTGTCGTGTAGTGCAGCTGCACTGCGTCAATCACCTGTCCCGACACCCCCGCGCACCCGTCCACGGTGTCGTTGATGTCGGAGCGGTCCACCCAGTCGAGCCAGTCGCCGCCCAGCATGTGGACCCGGTAGCGCAGGTTGCCCTCATCCACGCGCACGGTCAGCAGGTCGTGAGCAGAGCAGGGTAGACCAGCGAACCCCTCGTCGCCCGGCCCGTAGTCGGTCACCACGTCGAGCCAGTCTCCGCCCTGCCGATGCAGCCGGTAGTGGACCTGGGTGGCGAGGCCGGGCCGGACCTTGGACGTACCCGCAGTGGCGGTGGCTGGCGACGTGTGTCCGGTGTCAGGCAGGCCCCGAGCAATCCGGTCGATTCTGGACAGGTCATAGGTGCCGGGGCACCGGGTGTTGAACCAGCGGCTGTGCGGGTACAGGGGCAGGTCCCCGTACACGGCGCGCAGGTCCCGCACCAGTTCGGCGACCGTCCGGCAGTCCCCGTCGCTCTGGCGGGGGTTGCACTCTATCGAGATGCTCGTGTCGTTGCCGCCCGACCCGACGCCCACGCCGTCCCCGCACGCCCAGGCGCGGTCACCCGGGGCAACGAGACAGGCCACACGCCCGTCCTCGACCACATAGTGGGCGGACGTGCCGCGCGCACCGGACGTGAATGTACGGATGACGCCATCGAAAGTGGGGCCGTCGCTCGGGTCGCCCCACCAGTGAATTGTGATGGATGTGATGCCATACGGCCTGCCGGGCGTGAAGCAGGCGGCATTGTACTGGGTAATGTCCTGGTAGGACATGGATACCTCCTCGCAGGAAAACGCCACCCAGGCGGGCGGCACGAACAAAACGGAACCGCGTGAACGCGGTCAGGCGGTAAGCAACATGAGCGCCAGGCAGAACGCCAGGAGCCGTCCCACACACCACGACAACGTCAGCCTGACCGCCACCACCACCACACCGACCGCGACCACGGCCAGCAAGGTCAGGCAGAATAGAGCGACGGTCTTCAATCTCGGCAGCCGCATACGACTTCCTCTCAAAGGGATAAAAGAAAAGCCACCCGGACGGAGTGGCATGCATGGAGGAAGGGACTGGTCAGCCCACGGTTGACAGGACCTTAATCTCCTCATAGATCTTCGTGCCCGTCCCATTGCCGCCCAGGCTGTGGTACGCCTGGTAGATGCGCTCCACCTCCTCCATGGCCGCCAGCGGGATACTGCCCAAGGAAACATACCTGGCATGGATCTCCAGCAGTTCGGCACGCAAGAGGGTGCGCAGCCCGGCCTCCACGGCACGGTCCCGCTCCTCCTCCTTGCGGTGCCCGTTCAGCAGCCAGCCGCAGACACCGGTCAGGACGGGTATCAGCATGGGAAACACCAGGTTCTCCATCAGATCAATCAGCATTTCGTTCATCGTGCCTCCGCCCAGAACATCTGGCCGCTGAAGAAGTTGGCGGTCGTATTTGCGGTACCGATGCTGATGGTGCCCTGCGGCTGGCTCTCCCCTGGTCCGAACACATGGAAGCGGCCCATGGCGTACGAGGTGCCGTAGGCCAGCACGTCCAGGCTATGGTCGGGCATGATCGACGGGTCCAGGCGCACCACGGGGATGGTCTTCTGTGAGGGAACGACCCCTGTCCTCACCTTGATATTCAGTTCCAGGAAGTACACCCCAGCCCTCTTGTACAGGCGGGTAGCGCCGTTATAGTCCTCGTAGTCCGCAGACCAGCCCAGGTAAGAGGAAGGGTTGTAGTCCTTGAACCCAGCAGGCAGTTCATTCACCGTCACTTTGGACGTATACATGTTGATGCTGCCCCCGGCGAGGTTCACTCTGCCCGCCACCATCGAGGCTGAGTCGCCTTCGCGGCTCGCTACAGCCGTGAACTGGGGCTGCTGCGGGCTGGTGCCCATCGACAGACGGTCGAACTCGTCCGAATGGGTCCCCCATATCAGCCAGTACGGGTGCGTCTTGTCGTCGCCGATACCTTGCAGCCCGCCCGTCCTGGTGCCTTCGATCAGTGTCTGGCTCAGCTGTACACGGTCCCCGCTCGAAGCAGTCTGCAACCCGCCGACCGCATGCACGCCATCCCCGGTCGCCTTGAACAGAGTGTCACCTTCCTCGTCTTTGGCCCAGAAGGCCGACTTGTCGAAGCCCACCAGCCCATCAGCCGTGGTGAACGAGCCCGACCGGATGATACCCGCGCACAGCAGGCCGATGACCGCCGCATCCACCTGCACGTTGCGTGCGGACAGTTGGTCCAAGTACATGGCGACCGGAATCGGCTCCCACTCGGACCCGTCCCACCACCACTCGGCCACAAGGGCCGGCTTATCCCCCGTCCCGCACTGCATCCACAGATCACCGCGGTTCTTGCCCTCGCCTTGAGGCGGCGTCTCGCTCCTGGTGCGTTCGATGCCCAGACGCTCCGGGTCGATGTCGGCACCCGACACGACGACTTGTACGGACGCGGTGGGTTCGCTGCCGTTGGGGGCGGGACTGCCGTCCTCGTTGATCCTCCTTGGGAATCACAAAAAGGGGCCTCCACGGCGGAGACCCCCACATTTGGGTTGGTTTGGCGTGCGGGCTATACAGGCTCGCCCACAACGGAGTATTCGACGATCATCATCCGGGCCAACACGTCCAGGTCGTCGACCACCAGGTATCAGCCGAAGCAGGAGTCATCCACGACGGAGGCGATGGGCGACCGGGTTTCATCGACGACATCCTGACTGGCTGCGTTCCTGGTGGTCTGTTCACGCAGCTCATCCATGAGGGCCCGCGCGGTTGAAGTTGCCCGGCTCACGTCCGAGTATTGGAATTGTGGCACGGCCGGGCAAGAATGATGCCCACAGGGGAAAGGTAGGAAAGCCTGCGCGCAAGTTTTATGAGGCTGGCTGGCATTCGGCGTCGCTCAGCCGCCAGCCGTTATTCAGGAGTTCGAACAGCGTGGGGACCTAGGGGATGTACCCATAGCGGAATGATGTGGTCAGGTGGTCATGCGTAGGCTGTCCTGCCGCCCCGGTCTCTGGGTCGTCATGGGCTTTGCACAGCTTGATGCTCGCGTCTTGCTTCCATTGGGGCAAACGGGCGGCGACAACCTCGCGATGTTCCTTGGGGCACTCGAGCGATTGGTTGACTCCAGCAGTAATAGCCCTTTGTAACCGGTTTGAAGAGGTGCTGCTCATGATAAAGGGAGCGGTGAGGCACGTTACTTCGTCACGAAGATAGCCCGCTCGGATACCGGACTCCCATGCGCAAGGAGACCAAAAAGTAAAGGTCGGACACAATCGCCCGACCCTTACAGTTAAATCAACTATATTTAACTATCGCACTCAAATGACAGTTTGTCAAGTCGCCAGGCGCATTCCCTCGGCACACTCCAGCAGCTCGGGTTTTGCCCACTGCCATACGCCCCTGGTTTCGGTCTCCACAGGATGAAGCAGTCCCCTACGCCGCCAATTGCTCACATCGCCCCTTTTGATCTCCAACCCTGTCTCCCGGCAGACCCACTGGGCGGCCACCTTGGGTTGCCCGATGATGTACTGTCCCTCCATACGCTCACGGCGTACCCGTCTGACTTCGGCCACCACCCACGCATTTCCGCACTTGCTGCAGGTGGACATGGTGTCGTCGGGCAGTCCGGACAGCTCGGCCCCACAGGTAGGGCTGAGGCAGTGTCCGTGGATGATGCGCTCCTCCGGCGGGGTTATATGCAGCTGGACATTCCGGTTGATGCGAGTGAGGTCGCGGTAGTCACGTCCGCTGTTAGGCGCGTTCGCCAGCCTGCCCATCCTGCCGGCCAGCTTGGTGAGGAGCTGCAGGGCCTCGCCGGCCCACAGGCCGATGTCGCCTGCCACGTCCTGGATGATTTCCTCCGCATAGTCGTACAGGCTGGCGGCGGTCATGTCTATGAGGGTTGGCGAGAACACGGACCTGACGGTTCTCTCGCCGTGCGGCTTATGGCGCACCTCGCGACGTTCCATACGCTTCAGCTCGTACATGCCGAGCCTGAGCTCATGGATTGTCTTGGCAAGTTCCTGCCGGTGGGCTTTGCACAGGGGTCCGCGCGGCAGTCCCTCGCATATCGGGCATTGGTTTCTGGTCAAAACTTGGGTCCTTCCTTCTTGATGTTCGACTCCCAGGAGATGGTGGCGTGCATGGCATTGATGACGGCTTGCCTGTACCTGTACCTGCGGGTGATGTCATGGTCGGAGGCCATTTCGTGGATACCGGCCAGGGATTTGGTTTGATGGGATGCGTAGCTTAAACTTCCTCCCGAATAGTCCCCGTACGTGCTTTTACATCCCTTACTCGTCCGTTCCTCGTCCGACCCGCACCCGGGTTTTGCCGGACACTCAGAGGGTTCTTTTTGCGGTTCGTATGGTTGCTCACTTTGTGCCTCCTATCATGCTGCTGAGGTCTTTGGCACCAAGCCGCTCAACCCCACCGCCGATAAAGTGGCCCGTTAGGCGGGGTTTTGGTTCTGGCTTGGGCGATTCAATGACCAGCTGGGCGGCTTTCATGGCCTTGACGCGAGCCTCCTGGATTGGGGTCCCTTGGCGAGTCTGGGCTATAAGGGTCCGCCTGTATGGGATTGACTGGGGACTGCTGATGCCGATGCCGTCCTGCTCCATGAGCTCATGGATTCGTACCGCGTCGGGGATTCGCGGGCCTTGGATGCGGCGGATGCCTGCGTTGACGTCCCCGCTGAGCATCCACCGGCCCGTCTCGTTGTTCGCGTAGAAACGTCTGACGGATTCCATCGCGTCGGCCAGGTTCGCATCGGCCCGAAGCTCCTCATGAAAGGTGCGCGCCTCCAGGTCGGTGATGGGTGCGTTGCCGTGGTGCGCCCGGATCTTGGCAAGCACGAGGGTGCTTTCGGCGAGGGTTAGCATGCGGGTATCTCCTTTCTCTGGATCTGCGGAATTTCCTCCTGCACATACCGGGCTATGAGGGCGGCGTTCGCATCCTGGTTCTGCTGGGCCCTGCTCGCCTGCCGGTCCGGCTGCCTGGCCCGCGGTTTGGGCTTGTTCTTCCAGCCGCCATCGTGGAGCCATTTGGATGCGGCGGGAATGTACCGGGGGTCCCGTTGTTCGTCCCGGAGCATCTGGGCTCCCTGAAGCAGGGCGACGAGGTTCACGCGTTCCGTCCCGGTCCGGCGCAGGACGCGTTTGAACTCGCGGACGGCGGCATCGGGGTAGTCGTGGTTCGGGTAGAGCGACCAGAACTGTCGGAACTGGGCCGCCTCATCCGACGACGGCTCCCTGACGGGCTGCCGGTCGGCGTCGGCCCCCGTTGGGGGTTTGGGGGATTTACCGTTAGGTAAATGTTCTTGTGTTCTTGTGTTCTTGTGTTTAGTCCGACTCAGGTCGGATTCATCTGTCTGAATGTCGTCTGAATCGGAACTGAATTTGCGTTTTCGGTAATCCTGGGCGTTCCTTTCCCGCTTCCGCTCCACTTGGTCACGCCTGCTGTTGTGCTCCGTGTAGTCATGGATCACATACCCGCTGTTGCCGTCCGGCTCCAACAGCTCGATCTTGCACAGCGCGTTGATCTCCTCATCGGTGACCCCGAGCACATAACGAAGGTCACGATCGGGGATGCGACCGTCTGTCAGATTGTCCGAACAGTAGGCGATGGCGAACACGAACGCCCCCACCGCAGATGGGCAGACGACACGTAGCTCCTTGACCTTCCCGTTCAGGTAGAAGTCGTTCTTCAGCTTCGCATAACCGCGTCTACCGGCCATGACAGCCCTCCTTTCTTTCTTCCTTCCTCATTGGCATCCGCATAACTTGGACTGTCCGCCCGCCAGGTTCCGCCCAGCCTTGGTGCCGATCTGCCCTCAATCGCACCGGCATACTCGCATGATGTCGGCCCCGCGCCGTCCCGCATAGCCGAGCATGGTCAGCATCCCGAGCCGCCAGTCCCTGGGAACCTCGATACGACGCGCGCACACCCAGGGAACAGGACCCCGCCCCCTGGAAAGTCGCATGCAGTTCTGCTCGTCCTCGGCAGGCTGACACCCCGTGCCTGAGGGCGGGCCTCGACCTCATAGCCCTTGCTCCGCGCCAGGCGGTGCGCCATAGCCTCCTCGCCTTCCGGAAAGGCGGAAGACCACCATTCTGTAGTCGGCCCGCGTTCACGGCCTCCTGCCGGGACTGGCCCAGCCAGTCGGCCAGCGAGAACCGGTCGGCATTCCCGTTGTAGGGTCTTCCGGCGGATCATGCCCTCGGGGTCGCTTATACGGTCACGCAGGTACCGCAAGACGGCGGTCTCGAACCTCGTACCCTTGTCCTTTTTCCTGTCTGCTTATGCGTACGCCTCCCAGGACGGCCACCCGCAGCCCAGGCAGCGGCCCACCATGCCGACCGCGCCACCGCACTCGGGGCACACGCGGTCAGGCTCGGGCGGCGTCTCAACCCCGGCGAACAGGTCAAAACTCGGGTTCGTCATTGCCGCCCCCTACCCACGGGTCCTGTTCCGGCGCACCTGTTTGTCCACCTGCCGGTCCCGGTGCGCACGAGGCCGATGACGCGGGAATCGGGGACGCTCCCCCACCCCACGCGAACTGCTCGCCGAACCCAGCACCGCCGCCCGAATTGCCGTCACTATTATTGTTCCGAGTCACCTGGGCGGTGCTCCGAGTCAGGGCCGGGCCAATCTCGTCCAGGCACAGCTCCACGAACATACGGTTGTTGCCATTGCGGTCCTGGTAGGAGCGCTGCACCAGACGGCCCTGGGCGATCACCCTCATACCCTTGGTCAGGCTCGCCTGCATGTTCGAGGCCAGGGGCTGGTGCTGCGTATCCCATGCCGAGCAGCGCATGAACAGAGCATCCCCGTCCTCCCACTGACCCGACGTCCTGTTGAACCGCCTGGGCGTGGAGGCGATGGTGACGTTCGCCACTCTGCCCCCGTTCGACGTCGACCGAATCTTAGGGGCCGCCGTCAGGTTGCCGATGATGGTAATGATGGCATCTCCGGCCACGTCAGGCCTCCTTCTTGAAGTCGTCGATTACAATCGGGTTGTCCTCGCTCCGGTAACGGCGAGTGACAGGATGTGAACGCTCGGCTTCCCAGTTGCATGTATAGCCATGCCAGATGGTCTTGGCACACGACGGAGACCAGCACTTGCAGCACTCGCCCTGGGTGAGCCGGGAACAAGTCGAACAAGGACAGCCGGCCCTGGTTGATAGCGTCATGAGTCGGCATCCTCTCGATGCTCCGGGCAGCAGTAGAGCCGGTCCAACACACCTCCCCTCTGCCAGCCGTACTTGACGACTCCCAGGTCGAAAGCGGTTTCCGCGTCGTCGAACCCGCACACCAGCTGGTGCAACTCGGAGCGAAAACGGGTGCCGTCGATTACGTGCCCGTCCCTGTAGATGGAGATGAATCTGATGCAGTTGGGCACATCGCAGTCGAACCGCCACCCGTCCTCGGGGACGTGCACCGTATAGCCATGCACCTTGCGCTTGCTCATGAGCGCTCACCCCTTTCCATGCACCAGCCGAACCCTGCCAGGGCGGCCAGGTCAAGCAGACCAAGCTGAGGGTGTGCGAGCGTCCAGCAGGAAGCGAACACGCACACCGCGCCGCAGAAACCGGCGGCGCACAGCCAGAGGAAATCAACGAGAGGCATCATCGGAATCACCCACCTTGCCGAGTTCATCAAGTATCCTGTCCGCCTCGGCGGGCGTCAGGTTCGCGGAGCCCAGGTTGCCGGTGATCTGCCTGCCGATCAGGCGGCTCACCGTCTCCCTCTGCTCGGCGGGTACACTCACCCCCGCCGCCGCCAGGGCCGCACGGATGCGCGTCAGGGACGAATCCGAGGCCGAAGCGAACCGTTGCCTGCTCACAAACCCCCGCTGCTGGCGCTCCGCCTCCCTTGCGGCCGCCTGTTCGGAGCCGCCCTCGTCGCCCGAAGACAGGTTGAAGGCGCTCGTGATCGCGTACCGCTTGCAGCTGGTCCATGTGCCCGCGTCCTTCTTCACATCCTTCCCCGTCAGCACGCACGGGTAGTCGAGCAGATCCTCGGCCAGGCCCGTCTTCACGTCCACGACCCTGACGCGCACCGCGTCATCCGCCAGGTGCGTGGACAGCCACAGGTCCTGCTTTGCCAGGGCATCGGTGACAGCCTTGTACAGGTCGTCGATCGTCGAGTACCTGACCCGGTTACCACTGATGGTCAGCCGGCCGGACTGCTCCGGTTTCATCTCCATGCGCGCCTTCTGCAGGCGCTCCCACACCGTCAGCTCCTGCTCAGCCTGCTCCTGCTTTGTCTTGTTTTCCTGACCGCTCATACTTCCATCTCCTCGTACTCTCTGTCGATCCGCCAGCCGGGGAACCCCACCGTGCGGGGCGTCTTGTCCAGCCCGTACTCCCCCATGCGCCGCTTCCAGTCGTCCGGACTGTCACGCCTGAACCCGGCCAGCTCATCCAACGCCTGCGCGATACGCTCACCGGCCAGCACGGTCTCCGGGCCATCCTCGTCCATCCGCCACACCATGTAGTCGTAAGGACGCTTCTTCTCCTGCACCACGAACTCGAACCCGAGCAGGCCCTGGAAACCGGTCAGCCGGTACAGCATCATGTAGAAGGCCGCCTGGATGTGGTAGCCGAAACGGGCCGCCTCGCCGGGGAACTCCCTCGGATCCGCGCTCGTAGTCTTGTAATCACGGATACGCAGCACCCCGTCCTCGTCCGGACCGTCAGGCAGCCAGTCGAACTTGCCCTTCAACCGCAGCCCACTCCCCGGGTCGTCCGCGACCACCACCATCTCCGGCCTGCCGGAAAGCGACCTGAAATACGGGGCCGAAACAGCTCCCATCTTCCGCAGACGCTCCCTGTCACCGGAGGAGACAACCACCGCGTCCGAAGCGCGCAGCTCCTCCATCAGGGCCTTGCCCGCCTTCGTACGCAGATTCGGCCTGTCGACGACCTCCGCACCAGTGCCCAGCACCAGCGCATGCGCCGCCTTGCCGAAATCCAGAACATCACCGGACACATCCAGACCATGATCGAGATAATCCACATACGACAACGGCGACACCATGAACCGCTTCAACGCAGACTGATCCAACGCCGGGTCAGCGAAATACTCCCCATCCGCCATCTCCTTAATCTCAAACCCCATCAGTTGCCCCCTTCAATTCGGCCTTCAATCACGGTGTCGCTGTCAAACCTGGCGCGGACATGCATGCCCGTTATTTCCCCCGGGTCCAAGCGGTCAAATAGAACACTCATTTCCTGTTTCCTTCACGATTGTTTTGTTTGATTCCCTTGACTTGCGCCTGCTCCTCAACGTGCGGTGACGATGACGATGACCGGCATTCACAGCATTCACGCGACTATTCGCGACCAACACCCACCGCGACAACCGCTCCACCTTGTCCGCCGCATCATCAAGCACCCTGTCCGCCTCGTCATGATCGGACGGTCTGCAATAGTTCCGTTTCCCCAGACGAATCACATGGTCACCGCAGAGCGTTTTGAACGTACGCTCCGGTATCCCGCCCACATACTCACAGGCCTCCTCCTCACACAGCAATGCCCTGCTCATACCGCCATCCCCACATCCGAGAGACGGTACCGGGAGCAGGCGTGCCCGCTGGGACTGATGCCCTCACGGTCCGCGCACAAGACCAGTCCCTTACGTACGAGCTCTGGAAGACGACTACGAACCGTGCTGTCCGCCAGCCTCCGCCCCAACTGCTGCTCCACCTCAGCCTCAACCTCCCACTGCGTGAAAGGCCCCGGTCTTTCAGAACACAGGCGAGACAAGGCCTGCAGGGTAAGAGACTGCATACGACCAGTCCTCACCTCAGCCGCAGCCGCAAACGACGTCTCAGGATTACCCCTTCGCGCCGGAGCGGTTGATACACTGAAATCCGACATTGATTGCTTACCTACTTTCTTTGTCATCGCCGCAGTGGCAGCTGCGGCATTCTTCTTACTTGGGCAAGAATCAGAGGCGATGACGATAGGACGCGAAGCATGATCATCTCTTCCATCGGGGTTGCGACAGGTCCCTCCGAGTGAGACGAAACGACAAGTTCGAGCAGTCCTTCACCTAGCCTTAGCCAATCCACCTCACGCCACCAGACTGCTGTCAGACAAATCTTGCTTACGCATGGCAGCATCGAACTCGGCTGATTTGATCAAATCGTTAAAGGTGATACCCAGCCATTCAGCCACTTGATTCAGATCCTCGGTCGAAAATGGCTTTTGAAACCTGAACCGCTCGTATACGTATTTCGGGTCCCTGCCCAGAGCCTTTGCTACGTCCTTACCGCTATATCCGCAACGGGCCGCTTCCGCCCTCACTGCCCGGATCACCCGAGTGGAGGATTGCTTGAGTCTCATTTTTGGCACATCTTGATAGTGCCATATTTGGGACTACCTGTCAACCGAGAACGGTACTTATTGCAAAAAGTGCCAAAATTGACTACTATGAGGAGCATGAAAGAGATAGACGCATTCACTGACCAGGCAATCAAAACGATTGAGTCCACCAGGCAGGAGGTGGGCATGACGACTCAGGAACTCATCCAACGTTCCGGAATCAGACGATCCACGTTCTTCAGAAAGATGCGCGGGGATACCAGCTTCACCACCGAGGACATCGACGCGCTGGCCAGAGCCATGGGAGTCGACCCATTCCTTATCCTCAGCGACGCGGCCGAAAGAGCCGATGCAACCAAAAGAACCGACATGGATCTCTCCTGGCTCCCCGAGGAGGAGAAGGTGGCCTACGTGCTCGACAAGGTCAAGGCAAACGACCAGGCGTTGGCGGCCATGAACGACCCGAACAAGGAGAAGGAAGCAGAAGGCGGCGATGGCAGATAAGGGCCCGAGGCTCCTGGACGGCCTGATGTCGACGATGACATACGGGCAGATGCGCTGCTACACCGACACCCTGGACGTCACCATCAGCAGCGCACTCCTGCCGGAAGGCATGACCGGCTTCTACGATGAAGCCACCAGAACCATCCTCATCGACCGTAGGCTTACTTACTGCCAGAAGCGCTGCACACTCGTCCATGAACTCATCCATTGGCAGCATGCCGACACCACCCGCTCAGGCGTGTACGGGTCGCGCATAGAGAACCGAGCACGACGAGAGACCGCACTCAAGCTCGTGGACCCAATCGAGTACCAGACCGCCGAAACCATCTACGAGGGGGACTCCTACCAAATTGCCTGCGAACTTGACGTGACCCTCCAGATTATTCAGGACTACCAACGGATACTCGACACAAACCACTCGCACTACAACGCAACACGCTAATCGAATCAGCCATATTCGCCATACAAAACAACTGATGGCCTGCTTACAGTCACAGCGGACAAGGAACCATCATGAACCCACTGTCGCAGCCGCATTAGCGCCCGTACTGACGTTGTCAGTCTGCGGCACTGCCAAGACCACGACCAACATGAAGGACAAACCGGCAGCGATCCCGCAGATTCGCCAAGTTAAACAGTAAGTGAAACATCGTCAAGCAGGTGGACACGAGACCGGCATCACCGGTGAAGACGGCAAGGACGTGACCATCTGGACGGTGGTCAAAATCATCCCCGACCCGACCTGCTCAGACCACGAACCTCGACAGCCGGAGCACGACCATTTCGTCGAATTCGACATAACCGCCACAAGAACCGAGAAATACAATCCCGCCAAATATACGGCTCATTGGATGTCGGCACCACATACCAGCGGTAGTTCATCCAGAAAAAGACACCATACAGTGGAGCGGGATTTCTGGATCCATGACCGAAGAATCCTGGATGATGCAAAGTCGACAATAACCCTAGTTCCCGCTAATCACCCTATCGCAATAATCGCCATCAGTCCTTTTTTAATTCACCATATCCCAGACAGCTTCTAGGCAAGACACGAGAGACAACAATCTCAAAAAGCCTCAGAAATTTCTAAAACAAAAGGCCGAACATGAATGCATGAAAGGTGAACGCTATTCGCAGATTTGCCAAAGTCTTTCAAACCACCAGCGCTTCACCCTCCTTGCTGCGCAGAACAGGTCCTCTTCACCCCACATAAAAGCTTTTGTTAGGCTTGCTTCGTCAGTGTAGGCAAAAGAAAGGGATATCATGACCAACCCCGAACAGGACCAGAGGCCCTCGAAGGCGCCGAATCCACTTCCTGAGCCCAAGAAGGAAGAGAAGAAACCGGATAAAAAGGCAAAGTGGCCCAGTATCCTCATAGCAGCGCTTGCCGCTATAGTAGCCGCCAATGTGGGCAGCGGACTTTCTCACCGCACCAAGGCGGAAGCCCCCGTTTCCGTGATTTCCCAGCAGGTGCAGACAGCATCAGACACGCTGCAGCACGGCCTGGGCATGTGA